CGCATGAGGGACGGAAAATATGCGATTGTCTTGCAAAATGGTGAGGCTACATACGGTTGGGATGTACGTGGATTGGCTGAATGTTTTGGCCCCACAGGTGATTTCGAACGTGATGCCGACTATTTTGATGACTTGATTTCGGATAGCGTATTCAGGAGGAATCATCGCCAATACATTGACTTTGACGATGACCGGTATCACAAGGGTTCGTACGAGAACGCTAGTGTCTCTGGCTCCGTAGCGAGACAGAAGGCAAAGACCACTCGCAAAAAGAAGGTACAGGTTCCGAAGAAGTCGGATAAAATACTCCCATACACGGTCTCGAACTTGGGAAAACCCATTCACGGTCCTTCAGCACCCAAAGAGCAGCCTGAAGCGTTGCAGGTAGTCCATGACCACATTGATGAGATTGTGGCCATGGGGTATGAAGAAGGGAAATTTGCATACCCTGACATGTCACCTAACGCGGAACGGATTTCGTTGGAGAAGCATTTGGTATTGTATGGCGAGCGCTGTCAGACGATCAAGCAACCACCTAGTGAGGACGAGAGTTCTCGGTGTGCCAAGTTGGTCGCTGAAATGATGCAAGCCGCAACCTTTGTTCCCAATGCGAATTACAAAACCGTGGAAGGCTTGTACGACATTATCAACTCCTCCATTATTGATCCCAGTAAAGCGTCTGGTTATCCGTATTGCACGGAAGGTAAACCCACGAACGCTCAGGTTTTGGAACAGTATGGAGAGCGCGGATTCGCACAACATGTACTCAATATGTGGGATGATCTCACTTTCTGGGTTAAGTGGTTTTTGAAAGGCGAACCGACGAAGAAGGCAAAGTTGGACAAGGAGATGCCACGTGGTGTGCAAGGGTTCCCCCTTCATATCACTGTCAAACACGCTTCCGTTTTCAACCAACTCGCGATGACAATGGTGAAGCAATGGAAAAAGATTCCAGTGAAATATGCGTTTTCTCCAGCGAAGACAGGTCACATTGAGCACCTAAAGGAGTGCCTACCCGGCGAGGTCTGGGAAAGTGACAAGTCCGTCTGGGATTACAATTGCTACCTCTGGATTTCTAACATTGTGAGAGATTCGATCAAGATGCTGGCTGTCAAGCCAGCTGAATGGACTGAGGAACAGTTCGATGAATACCGAAAGGACATCGATGGCTGTTTCAAGCAGGTTTTTGAGGAAGCACGCTTCAGGACGTCTGATGGGCATTCTTATGAGGTCCACCTGAAGGGAATCATGAAGAGTGGATGGTTTATGACGATTGGAGTGAATTCAATTGCCCAAATTGCCGTTCACGTCATGGTGTGCATTCGTCTCGGCATGACCGATGATGAAATTCTCAACCTGCCCATCATTGCCGGTGGCGATGATGTGAATCAGGCGCCAGTCCCTGCAGGCAAAGAAGCCTACTTGGCTGAATCTCAGAAGCTCGGTATTGCTATGGAGATCCATGAACGCTCAGATCTCTATGAATCCGAGTACTTCTCGAGCGATTTGCGCATGGGTGATCAAGGACCTGAGTTCTACCCTAAGCGCTGGACCAAACACATTGAGCACATCAAGACAATCCGAAAGGAACATCTAGCTGATGCCCTTGTGTCGCACATGGAGAACTATCGCCATCATGTTGGCAAGTTCAATTTGCTCGTAAAAATGTACCTGTCATTGGAAGAGAAGTATCCAGCAGAGTTTCCAAAGTCG